CAATATCAAGATTAACTGAAAGTGAACAAACTGGTGTTAGGGCTATTCGTATGTTATTGCCTTTGTATAATAAGGCATTGATGAATATTGAAAGTGATTTAAGGAGTGTATATGCAAATTATTCTGATAAAGTGGGTCTTGATATTAAGCAATTGGAGTCTTTATTGACTGGTGCTGAAAGGTCAACATTTTTAAGGGACATTCAGATTAAAATGAAAAAAATGGGATTCAATGTAATGGATGTTTATGACAAGAATTATATAATGAGAATTACCAAGTTAGAAGCATTTAAGCAACAGGTGTATTGGGAAATTCAAAACATCGCACCAGATGAACTTAGAATAACGGAAGGTGCTTATAAGGGTATTATAAATAAAAGTTATGAAACCTCTAGAGAAGACATTAGACGGCATCTAGGAAGGGGTGGGGCGTTCAGTTCACTACGAAAGGACTTGGTAGGGCAAACATTAACGGAAAGGTGGGAGGGTGGCAATTATTCTACAAGAATATGGGGAAATGTATCTAAGTTAGCCTATGATGTTCCTACAGTATTAGGAGCAGGTATGTTAAAGGGTGAGGGACTAAGTAAAATGACTAGGGAATTAGAGAGGAGATTTGATGTTGGTAGATATAATGTAACTAGGCTTGTAAGAACAGAAACTAATTATTTTCACACACAGGCTAAGATTCAAAGTTTCAAGGATGAGGATGTGGAGTTTTTTGAATATATAGCAGTTATGGATGGTAGAACTTCTGATTTGTGTAAGGGATTACATGGGAAGTTATTAACTATGGAACAAGTTAAGGAGGGTTTTAATGTGCCTCCTTTGCACCCCAATTGTAGAAGTGATATTAGACCTGCATTTCTAGATGAAGTAAAACAAAGGGGATTACTATCAGACGAGGATGTGCAGAAGATACATGATGAGGCAGCAAAGTAGTTGTATTTTGTTTTAAAAATGTGCTACTATATAGCAACAACCTGACGAGGGTAAACGGTATTTAAAATTATCTTAGGTTATTATGCCAGAAGATAAAAAGAAATCTCAGGAAGAAACAACTCCAGTTGATTCCAAAAAAAAAGAGAGCAAATCGGAGGATAAAACTTTCACTCAGAACGAACTGAATGAAATGATAGGTAAAACTAGGCAAGAGGTTCGTGAGCAGGTAGCAAAAGAAGTTTCGGAAAAACTTTCAAAAGAGTTTACTGAGAAACTTCAGAAGAAGGAAGAAGAAGCCCAGAGATTGGCTAAATTATCTGCTGAGGAAAGAGAAAAGGAAATAACTGAAAGGGATAAAAAAGAAGTGGAGGAGCGAGAGAGAAAAATTGCTATTCGTGAAAACACTTTGGATGTTAAGAGTAAGTTCATTGATAAGGGTTATGATGCCGATTTGGCAGAAATAATTGTAACAGAGGATAAGGATAAGTCCTTAGCCAATGCCGATTTGATACTTGAAAATATTGACAAACAAGTTGAAAAAGGAATTAATGAGCGACTCAAAGACACTCCCCCTAAATCAGTTAAATCCAAAAAGGATGATAGTTCTTCCAAAATGAAGGACTATTACTAGGATTTAATTTTAATAATTTAGAGAAATGGCTAGACAAGACTCAATGTTTATTTTTAAGTCTGAGGGTTCTACCGAGCAAGTTCTCAGAGAAGTTTATGCAGGTGTATTAAACAACTTTGAAACAATGGCTCTCTCTAACATCGTAAAAAACAAAAATCTATCTGGAGACCCACGAGCAGGTTCTGTTGAAGTTGACAGAATATTAAATGCTGCAGTTGTGGACTATGACCCATCTGATGAAGATATCGGAATAAAGATAGAAAAAGTTACCATTAATGTAGATACCCCTAAAATGATTAGGGAGAAATTCTATAAATGGGACTTAGACCAATTCGGTGTTGAGAATCTAATAGGTAGAAGGTCAGATATGTATGTAAGGTCAATGGTCAGATTCGCTGATAGATTATTCTTCTCTACTGCAGAGGCAGAGGGTAATGAAAGAACTCTTGAAGGTGATAATATGCGAGAAAAAGTTGACCAGTTGATAAGGTTTGTTAGTGATGCTACAAATAACTATGCAGACGGAGTTGATAGTGATTTAATTCACTTATTCTTAAAGTCTGATAAATGGGATGCATTTAAAATGCACATAGATACTTATCCAAACCCAGCAGGTGGTGGGTTAACTATAGGAGACTATAATGGTGTTAAGGTCTATAGAAATCACAGACAAACAGAAGATGCCATAGTAATGGCAGAAGGAACTATTGGTTTTCCTATTGCTCCTATTGGAGTTGACCAAGATAAAATCCCTGGTTCTGTTGAATACTACTTGGGGCTATTCTTCAAGTATGGTATTGAAGCAGTAATGCCAGAGTTGATATCTTATGGTTCTTTAGGAACAGAAGTAAGTGCTTAATATTTAATTTAGCAACTTAGCCAATGGATGAAGTAATAAGTAGGATAAAAGAATATATCGCAGTCATAGATGATTCTATAATTGCTGATAACTATTTAGACTTGGTTATTCAAGAGGTAATTGATAGGGTGTTGATATATACTAACCGAGGGCAATTACTTGCTGATTTTGAAAGTGAGGTTGAAGCAGGTTCAGACATAACATCATACCCTATACCTCCTATTTTAGAATTACCCATTGCTAGGGCTGTTGTGCAGGTTCACAAATCTGTAAAAGAAGACATGACTAGCAGGGAGGTGAGTTCTATTAAGGATGGTGTGCAGTCAATAACATTTGGGACTGAAATCCAAAGTTATATGGCAACGACAAAGGATGCTGAGTTATTTTTATCCATGAAGTATTTGTTAGATAAGTTTAGAATCCCTACTATAGTTGGAAATATCTAAAGGCTTTAAACAAAACATAGCAAAGTATTTTTTTGACAAGGAAATTGCTCTTTATGATAGTGAAGTAAATACTGCAGATGATGGGTGGACTTCTAAGAGTGAATTAGAGGAACTTTCCACATTTGAGGGCAATGTTCAATTTAATAACTTTGAATTGGTTAGAGAAACTTATGGTATTAGTGAGGATATAGATATAACAATCTCCACTCACGAGGACATAGAAATAGGTTCAATAGTAGGATTCAACGAGGTTCTTTACAATATATATAAGGTGCTTCCTCATGACAGTCATAATTTGTTAATAGGAAAGAAATGGTTATCGGAGTAAAAAATCTTGAAAGTGTTTTAAAAACATTTGACAGATACAAAGAAGTTGATATGAGACCTTTCATAAAAAAGGCTACACAACTGGTTTATAGGACAGCCTTTGATTTAGCCCCTGTAAGTGTAGGGCAAGGTATTCAAGCAGACCCTAGGGTAAAAGCAAGAGGAGGCAAAAAGGGGGATGCTGGTGGTTATTTAAGGAGGGGTATTATATTCCGAACTTATGGAAGTAAACAGTCTACATACGGAGTAGTTTCTAATAATGTTGACTATGCTATTTACCAAGAGTTTGGAACAAGTAAAATGCGCCCCCAACCATTTATGTATCCTGCATTAAGCAGACATTCAGAAACTATTAAAACGGAGGCTAAGGTGTATGTTAAGAATTATTTGAGAAATATTTGATATGTATGAANAATACTAAGTGGAATAGATGATGTTCATGTCTATCAGGAAAGACCTGACATTTTAAAGAAATTCCCTTGTATTACATTCAGAATAGAAAATAATGTTAACAATTACACCTTAGACAAGGAAATTGCATACCAGAATATAGTTGTAGTAGTAGATATATTTGCAAAAACGAGTTCTCAATCAAGTTTGTTGTTAACTGAAATTGAGGCTATAATGAGAGGTAGTGATTTAAGATTAACCTTTGCAAGTGATGTTCCAGAGGAAAATCTAAGTCATATAACAACAAGATTTAATTTAATTAGTTAATAACATGAGTGCAGAAAAAACAATCGGAACAACGCTCATTAAAACCAAATCAGGAAGTGAGGGAGAAGATTTAACAATCGGAAACTTAACCTCTATTGGAGAGATTGGTTTGGAAAGTGGGGAAGTAGAAGTTACAACCCTAGATAGTGAGGACGGCTTTAGAGAGTTTATGCCAGGATTTAAGGATGCTGGAGAAGTTCCTATAGCAGGAATTATTAAAAGTGAAACAGCAATGGTTGCCATGTATGCTTTATCGGATAGTCAATCTATTGAGGAGTTTACAATAGAAAGTCCAGAAGGTAATACTTGGGTGTTTGAAGCCTTTGTTAAAAGTTTCAAAGAAGGCGAAGTCGTAATAGACGGAGTCAGAAACTTTACTGGTGCATTGAGAATAACAGGTAAGCCTGTTTACACATCAGCAGGAGCTAGTGCATAGATTTGAGGGTGGGGAAACTCACCCCAATCTTATTTAAGTTTAGTTAATTAAAAATGGAGTTAAGATACACGCCAAAGACAATCAATGAGATTGAGGTAGAAAATAACAATGTATCATTTTCAAGTCTTATAGGGGACATAAGATTAAAAATGGTTGCCATGTGGGTTAAAAAGGGTCTTAATCTTAAAACAGACGAGGAGGCTTTTAAAGAAATAGATAATTACTTTAATGAGGGTGGAGATTTACAATCATTATATGTAGAAATTCTTAAAGCACTCCAAAAGGGAGGTTTTGTTGACAGAGAAAAAGACATAGAAAAAACCCTTAGTGATTTAAGGGAAGGTAAAATTGACCCTAGTGAAATAGAAAAAAAAGTGTAATCTCTACCAATAAGAGATTTGGTGAGTATTGGGAGGAGAATGAAGAAATAGCAATATTGGTGGGGGTAACAGATTTGGATGAATACTGGGAAATGCAACCAGTAAGATTTGCAAAATATGTAGAAGCATATAAGAGAAAAAAGGAAATGGAAGCAGAGGAACAAGATGTTGCTAACTTTAACTTAGGTAGGTATATAATGGTAGCCTATCACAAGCCTAAAGCATATCCCCAAAAACCCTTCCTACAAAAGGTGAGATTGACTCCAATGACAAGTGAGGAAATGAGTAGAGTTATGAAAAAAAACACTTTAATTTTAGGTGGAGAGGTTAAATGACACCTGAACAGATAGCACAACTTGAGATTATTATACAGGCTAATGCAGACCAGTTTAGAAAGGAATTACTGGATGTTAATAAAAAATTAGCAGGTATGGAGAAAAGCACTAAGGAAAGTGCTGAAACAATGAGAAAACAATTAGTTCCCTCAATAGTTGTATCCCAACTAGCAGTAGAAGGTATTAAAAAGGGTTTTCAGGCTTTTACA